TTATTTTCAGATAATATAGTTCCCACTTGGGTTAAAACAGATTCTTTTAATTCAGTAATGTTTTTCTCTAAGTCTTCTTGTGACATCGAAAGAATTGTTTTCAATTCCTCTTGTTGTTCTTCATTTAAACTATTTGTGTATAAAACGTTGAAATTGTTTGCTAATACGGCGTGTAATAAACTTTCGTTGGATACAATACCTTCTGTTTTAGATTCATTAACTTCTTTTTTGGTTGTTAAATGACTTACTAATTTTTTCTTTGCTATGACCTTTTTATCGATGTTGTTTAAACTGTCCTCTTCCAATAATTGGTCGAGGGTGGAATAAACCTCGTTTTCATTGATTTCTAATTCACCTAATTTTTGATTTAATGAACTACAAAACTCAACAAGACTTTTAGACTTACTTCTCAAAATTGTATTAAGTTCTTCAACATACAATTTAGCAACCTCTTTATCTTCAAAATATTTGTTTTCAATTTCTTCATAAAAAAGATATAACTCTTTAAAGTCTTTATTCTCTTTTATAGTTTTTAAAATATCCTTCATTTCAGATTTATTCTGACTTGAGTAAGATTCTGTAAGTTTTTTTAAGATTTTGGTTTTTAATACCCCTATTTTGTTCATTTTTAGTCGTTTAATATATCCTTCAATTTATTCTCTATCTCATAAATATTCTGTTGTGCTTTATTAATATCAAATAAATCGTCTAATTTTTCTGAATCGTCACCTAACATAGATAAAATCTTGTCTTTTCTCGATTCACTTAATGGTGCAGCTCCACCCGCAGGTGCTTCTGCAGGTGCTCCCATATCGGCAGGTGCACCACCCATACCCATATCCATTCCACCACCCGCAGCTGCAGCATCACCGGTTGCACCACCGGCAGCTTCTAATTTTTCTCTTTCTTCTTCAGGTATTCCATATTTCGCATCTACGTCATCAAACACTCCTGAACGTTTAATAATTTGTGCGGTTGCGGCTAACTCACCACCAATAGCTCTTTCAAGTCTTTGTTGTTGTAAATCAAGTATAACCTCATTATCACTAAATCCGAGAATATTCTTTTTAGCCCAAGTATGTGAAACAGGTAAAATACCAAGTTGTGAGTTGTCAGATGTGGCGTCTTTATATAACGTAACCTTTTCTTTCCATTGTTCAATCTTAAGTAAATCTGATTGAGATGATGGGTTTGTTAATGATAAACTAAAGTTGTGTAATTCATCTTCTAAACCTAAAAGGTATAAATGAATTAACGCAATTTTATTTAACTCTTGTATTAAAGATTTTTGAATTCTATTGATTGTCCTTGCAAAACGAATATCCATTAATGCAAGATTTTTACCATCACCAACCACTTCTTCAAATCCTAAAAACGCTTTAGGTATACGAAGAGCAGCTAACATTTTCTTTTGAATGTATTCAATATCGGCAATCTCACCTAAATTCGCAGCGCCTGGTAATGTCTCAATCGGGTTAGTTTGTGCCGGGTCACGTACAGGTATGAAATAATCTTGGTCAACAGCCATTTGATTATATCTCATATCAACGTTACCATTCTTTTGGTCAACAACTGTATCTCTTTTGAATTTGTTTGCAACACGTTGTACATATGGTTCAATATCTTTGTCATCCATATTACCAACGAATACTTTGAATACACGTCTTTCAGGTGCTCTTGATGTTCTATAAATCAACATCGCATCTTCCGCAAGTAAAAGTTGTTTCCAAATTCTTCTAATCTTATCTAACATAGATGTACCATATGGTAACTTTCTATCATCACCTAAAATTCTAAAGTGAGCAATTTCCCAAGCTTGGAATTCAATGTCTTTGTTCTTCCAATTAAATCTTAATTCTCTTGTTGGTATTTTTGAATCCTTAGGTGCCGCTGCTAAGTTCTTAAGTGCTGCACCCTCAACTCTTTCAATTTCAATGTTTGGTAATTGTTGACAACCGATAATTCCTTTTTCAGGGTCTACTTTAAGAAATACGAAATCGTCACCATACTTACACATACCTCTAGCCCACATTTGTAGGTTAGTATTGATATCTAATTTTTCTTTAAATAAATCTTCAAGAATACCTTTGATTCTTTTTGATTCAGAATATATTGTTAAAATTTCACCTTTCTCGGACATTGTTGTTGATTCCTCAGCATAAATGTCTAACGCGGCAGATATTTCAGGAGTAAACTCCATCGACTCATAATCATAATACGCTGACAATCTATTTGGTTCATAATAAACCGATTGATTATATAACGACTGGTCTAATTTAGTCCATTTGTCTGCGATGTATTGTGACTGTTGTGCTTGTAATAACGCTTTTTCAAAGTCTTCTTTACTATCAGTTTTTAATATTTCTTCTCTATCTAAATTGAAAGATGGTGATACCTCTTTCCCTTTTCCTTGAAAACCGAAAACCTTAGTAAGTTTCTGAAATACCGTTAAATTATTTTCTGCCATAACTATAAATACTATTTGTTAAAAATCTATCCTATTTTATTCAAAAAATAAAGGTTTATTTGGGTTTTCCAAATAACCAAGAGTATTCACCATAGGATTGTTTTGATGGTGTTTGAGGTTGATTATTTCCATCCATTGACATTAAACCTATTGGGTCGAATGTTGTTCCATATGAATAAAATGACTTATTTGTTTCGTATGTTCTTTCAGATAATACCCAAGAATCTAACATTGCTTTATTTTGTGCGTCAGTTCTTTCTAATTGGTTAAAACATATATCACCAGCATATAATGCCATTGACATACTCATTATGGCGTCGTCGTGTGCACCTTTCATATGGTCAGGTCTACCATTCATATAAACAAATGTATTAAGTTCATTTAATAGTCTTGATGACCTCACAATAAATCCTTTTCTAAGTTGTTCTTCAAATGCCGCAACAATTTGTGTTCTTTTATTATTGAAGTTTAGACCGGGAATTTTATCCATCGCTTTTCTATTGTATTCCCATATGTTTTGAGTATTAATACCGTCGATATATAAATTTTTATAATTTAATTCTTGTAGTTTTCTTGATGTTGCGACACCCATACCTCCCGTTATATCAATTACAATGAACGCGTTGTAAAGTACACCCCATTTGTATGCAATTGCCGCTAAATCATCTGGTGGTATCTTACCAATATATTCTGCAACCTGTTCTCTATCATCGAAATCAATAATATTAATTGATGAAAAGTCTTCACTATCTCCTCTACTAACATCCACACCCATAATATAACGATGGTCTTGTATCGGTTCCTTCCAATGCCAAAAAGTTCCTTGCATATATTTTTCAAACGGAACTCTAATCATATTTTTGGCAATGTTTTCTTGAATGTCACTAGGAATTACCCCATCTCCCGAACCCAAAAAGTCACACTCCAATTCCTGTGCGATTTTACGTCTATCGTACTTGAATTTCTTGGACATAGATTCAAACCAAGACGAAAAAGGTTTATAACCATTCTCTTCTAATTTTCTATAGTCTGACATATCGAATTCACGAAGAATTACCTCATCATCATTATATTGTTCTCTATTCAACATATAATGACATATGTCTTGACATTTAACCCAAACCAAGTCTTTGGTATAACGAGGGTCTTTAAACCATCTTAAATCCGTTATATGGAAATCGTTCATACCACGAAGTGATTGGTCATAAACCCCATAATAAATTGGGTCATAACCATTCGGTGTGGATATAAGGATAATTTTACCTCCTGTAGATAGTGACGCCATTGAAGCGGCCCAAAAGTCTTCACCCGCTTCAATATACGCAGCTTCGTCAAATACAAGTACTGTTGGTGTATAACCACGTAGTGCATCGGCGGACGTTGCAACCGCTTTTACTTCACAACCATTATTTAATCTAAATCTACTTTCGGAGTTTTTATCAGGGGAGAAACCAACGTTTAACCATTCAGGCCATTGTTCTAAAAAATTACGAACCTTGTTCGCCATTTCAATGGCGGTATCTCTTTTGTTTGCAATAATAAGAACTCTTTCAGGGTTCTCAGGTTTTGCTAATTGTAATTTTTTAGATAACCAAGCAGCAGTTACCGTAGTAACACCCGCTTGACGATATTTTTTGGTGATATTTTCGTTGTAGTCTTCGTAGTCCTGAATCAATTGTAATTGGTCAGGGAACAAATCCATAGGAACATATTTCTTTTGCGTATTATCATACGTTTGTAGATATGTTCTTAAAGCATATGGTGTATCTTTAATGATTCTAGCATATTCTTTTAATTGCTCAATTTTACTCATATATATAAATACAAAAAAAGACGGTTAAAAACCGTCTTTGTATTATTGTCCTGATAATGAGATTCCTAAACCTGATAACATATCTTGTAAACTTTCACCAGATACTTTAGGTGCGAGCTCTTCAATTAATTTTCTGAACTCGGATGTTGATTGTGTAACTTCTTCACTATCTACTTTTCTCGTTAAATCATAGTACATAGCACCAATCAATTTTTTACCCATTTCTGTGTTACCTATAACTTCCTTCATTAAAACTAAAAATTCTTTTACAGGTAAGTTAGCAACATTTGAGTAAATAAAATATTGTAATTTTTTCTTTTCTTCTTCATTTTTAATCGCTTCAGGATATAATGAATATAATCTTCTCCAAATTGCAGGACCTAATCTAATGTCCCAAATTTCGTGAAGTACGGTATCTTCTAAATCCATAGCTTTTTGAACTCTTTCAGGGTCTTCAGGATTTCTTTGTTTTGATAAGAATTCCATAACACCTTTAATGGTTTCGTGAATTAAGAAAGGAAATATAACCGCTCTCGCAATAACTGTTGGAGGATTTGTTGTTGAATCAAGTCTTGTTTTACCTGCACCTTGAGCTTCGGAGATTGTCGCTTCCATCATTTCTTCAGGAAACTGCCAATAACCTAACATCATAGTTGAAACGAAAATTGCATATTTGTCTGTTAAATTCTGAACTCCTGTAATTCTTTGAATTTCAGGAATAACATCTTCAAACATCCAAGTACCATCAACTGCGTGACCTTGGGTCATTGCATTTAATAATCTTCTTTTAGCTCTTTCTAAATTTAAAACCTCATCAACTAATTCTTCTTCTTGTTCTTGAACTTCCTCTTCTTCAGCATCTTGATTTACTTGAATGCTTTCAGATTGTAATTTAATGTCGAATTGTAATCTATTTTCAGGAACCTTAAAATGTTCCCTAATTAATCTCTCACATAACTCTTCTAATTCAGTTTCGTGGTTTCTTTCGGCGTTTTGTATCTCAGATAATATTCTACTAGCTTGCATTGATAACTGATAATACCTACCTTGTATACCAGTACCGATATTACTAACACCTGTATAACGTGATAATCTACCTAAGGCAGTCGTATACTCATCACTAGCCAATAATTCTTCGTAGTTGTTATATCCTTCTTCGTTTGGTTCGGGAAAATCTACTTTTTTAAATGGGGTTTCTCTATCGACTAATTTATTAGTTACTCCTGAATCAGGTCTACTATCATCAGCAAATTTCATATCCTCATTAAATTGTTTATTTGCCATTTTTCAATACGTTTCTGATTTTTTTCATAATTGATTCTGAAATAGAATCTGCACCTTTTGGTTGATTCATCGACTTCAAAATATTTTTAAATTCCATAAATGCGGGCATACTTCCACCATTTCCTTTCTCGAACTTAGGTCTTGGGTCAGGTCCTTCACCAGGATTTTGCCAAGGGTCAATGAAAGGGTCTTTATCAGGTGATGGTGTTGCATCAATATCAGGGTCAATATCGATATCAGGTTCTACATCGATATCTGGTTCCATTACATCTGGTTGTTCGTGTAGTTTAATTTTGATAAGTTCCATAATTTCATCTTTAGTTGTTAATGAATGATAATCATTTTCCACCAAAGAATCAACCCACTCTTTAATTTCTTTTTTATCAATATCCTCTAATTTCTTTTTATCCAACTTCTTCTTCTCACCACATTTACAACCAACTACTCCACATTTTGGACAACATTCTTCTTTAACTTCTTTCTTCTTTTTTTGACCTTTCAAAATTTTAAAATCTTGTGCATCTATTTTACCATTGTGGTTTTTATCCAATTTCTTTTGACCACCTTTTAATCCTTCCTTAACTTCAGATTCCATAGGTTGTGCGACTGGTTTTTTATCGACAGGGTCAATTGATACTGAATAACCTTTAGATGCGGGGGGTAAACTACCTAAATCACCTTCACCATCTATTTTATATGCGGTTTTACCAGGTATAGCTTTAATTTGTTCTCCCAATATTCTTTCAGATAACATTTCTAATTGTTTATCTGACATAACAACTAAAGTTGATTGTGAAAATCCTTCTTTAACTAATAAACCAACAATTTGATTGCGTTTCATTTTAAAATTTGTATTTAATTTCTTCATTTATTAATCTTAAACCCTTCGACTCCAACTTCTCAGTGATACTATCAATGTCTTCACCGAAATGAAAAGAAACTCTTTCAGGTCTTTCTTCTGAATGTATATCAAAAGGTTCCCATCCTAAAGCAACAATTCCATCTACGGCGTCTATCATTCCAAAGTAATCTGAATTTTGAACCAAATCTAATTCTAATTCTGAGTTTTTTAATAAACCCACTAAATTAATTTGTTCTAATTCAGGTGGAATTGCTCTACCCGAAGATGGAATTATAAACCATTCATCCATTAATACATCAATATCGTTACCGAATATAAATTCATATTGTCGTTGACCTTTATAGTCTCGTCCTAACTCATTGATGTATAAAAGAAACATTATTGTTCAAAGTGTTTTCTTAATGTTTCTTTAACACTATTATTAATCATATCGGTTAACTCATTGATATCAACTTCTTTGGTTACAACATCACCCATTGATTCGTCTTCTATTGATTTAGCAATATCTAATTCTTTGTTAAATAAGCTTTCTAATTCTGATTCATCACCCATTGGGTCTTCTTCTTTTAAATCAAAATTGAACATATCACC